GACTTCTATAACGAGGGCTACTCACCAGCAGAAGTATTGCGTATGGTTGAGCAAGAAATTCGTACAGAATTTGCCCACAAGTTTGCCAAGCCTGCGGCCTCACGGCCTTCAGCAGTAGAAGCAAGCACTCGTTCTGGGGGTAAGAAGGACGACTTTGTAATGAGTCCTGAAGAGAAAGATATGATGCGAAAGATCGTAGCAGTAACTCCCAATTTTTCGGAAGCCGATTATATCCGCGACCTTAAAGCCCTTAAATCCCGTTAAGGAGTATTTATGACAAAAACAACTAGTCCAAGTGGACGCACTCGTCGTACCCCGATTAATGGCCGCAATGTGCTTACGGTTACTGGTAAAGAAGCTGGTTACAAATATCGGGTAGTTAATGATGCGGGAGATCGCATTGCACAATTTTTAGAGGCTGGGTATGAACTGGTCGATGCTGACAAAGTACAAGTCGGTGATCGGCGCATTACGTCTACCACGCCTGAAGGATCAAAAGCTCAAGTATCGGTTGGTAATGGTGAGAAGGCTTTCGTACTACGTATCCGAGAGGATTGGTACAAGGAAGACCAAGCATCCAAACAAGCCGAGGTTTCAAAACTTGAGCAATCAATTACAAGAAATCTTACCGGCAAAGCGGATTACGGCTCAGTTCAAATCGAACAGGGTACTTAATTAAAATTGCCGGGAACCATTGGAGAATTAAATTATGGCTAGTGTTCTAGCGGGTTTTCGGCCTGTAAAACATATGAATGGCTCGCCCTATAACGGGCAAGTCAATCGCTATATGATTAGTGTGTCTGACACTCAGGCAACTAACGTAGGTGATTTGGTACAACTGTCTGACAATGCTGCTCTAGTAGATACCGCCGGTTTCGGTGTATATCCTGCTGTAGAGCGTATTGGTTCAGGTACTGCTGTGCCCATCGTTGGTGTTATCGTAGGTTTTGATGTTGATTATTCAAACCTCAATGCACCTACTTATCGTGCTGCGTCAACTCGACGTGTAGCACTTGTGGCAGATGCTTCTGACCTACTTCTAGCAGCTCCTCAAGACGCTGTTGGTGGTGTTGTCGCTGCTGCCTCAGTGGGCCTAAACGTAGCAATTAACCTGGGTACTGCTGGTACCTCTGGTGCTTACGTTTCAGGTATGTCAGTGGATAGTTCAACTGTTGCAACTACGGCAACGCTTCCTTTGCAGATTATGGGCGTTACTGCCTCTCCTGACAATGATGAAACTTCTACAGCTCGTCCTGCTGAAGTATTAGTTCGTATCAATACCCATGCGTTCAACGCAGCGGGTCTTGCTGGTGTTTAAGGAGTAGCATATGTCTATCATCAATAGCGGAAGTTTTGCAAAAGCCCTATGGCCTGGCGTTAACGCTTGGTACGGTAAGGCTTACAATGAGTACTCAACTGAGTACACCAAACTGTTTGATACTTTCAAGAGTAGCAAAGCGTTTGAAGAGGATGTCGGTGTTTCGAGTTTTGGTCTAGCTGCTGTGAAGCCCGAGGGGGCTCCTATTCAGTACGACAGCGAACGTCAGGCGTTCATTACCCGTTACAACCACATTGTATACGCGCTAGGTTTTGTCATCACCCGTGAAATGGTAGATGACGACCAGTATGCAGTGGTTGGTCAGCGTAAGGCCCAGGGCTTGGCGTATTCAATGCGTCAGACCAAAGAAATCATCGCTGCTAACGTGTACAACCGTGCGTTTAACAGCGCATACGTAGGCGGTGATGGTAAGGAGCTTTGTGCTACTGACCACCCATTGTTTGCTGGTGGTACTTGGTCCAATGAACTGACTACGGCTGCTGACTTGAGTGAAGCTGCTCTTGAGCAGGCTCATATTGATATTGCTGGTTATACTAATGATCGCGGTCTACTGATTGCTGTCAAGCCCAAAACCCTCATTATCCCCCGTCAACTGATCTTTGAAGCAAAGCGCATCACTGCTCCCACTGGCCGTCCTGGTACTGATACCAACGACGTAAACGCCATGAAGGAACTAGGTCTGGTGCCTGAAGTAGTTGTTAACCATTATCTAACCGATGCTGATGCATGGTTCCTCCGTACTGATACGCCTCACGGCATGAAGCACTGGGAACGTCGTGCCGACGCATTCGACATGGATAATGATTTCGACACTGAGAATGCGAAGTACAAGGCCACTGCTCGGTATAGCTTCGGCTGGACTGACCCCCGTGGTATCTTTGGTAGCCCTGGCGCTTAATCACCCGAGGGGAGGCAACTCCCCTCTTTTAAAGGAAATTAAGAATGGCTTACGCAAACCCAAACCTCTCGTACCCTAAAGCACGAAACAGCCTTTTTAAGATTGTACCAATTGCTCGTACTGATAGCTCTACTGTCAAATGCGTCTTACCAAAAGATGCAGTTGTTGTGGGTGTGTCGGTAAACCAAACTGTAGATGCCAGCACTGCTGCTGGTTCTTTTGTTCTTGGTTGGGCTGGTGCAACTTCAGCGTTGCTTAGTGCTTTCTCAATGGCAACTACCAAAGTTGGTTTAGTGACAGCAGGAACGTCTGCTGGTGCTTCAATCCTGACTCGTCTAGACTCAGATAAACAAGTCATTGCTACCTACACAGTTGGTTCCTCAACTGCTGGTGGTACTGGTTTTGTTATCATCGAGTACTTTATGCCCGGTCCTGGTGAAGCTGTAGACGACTAAAACAACAAATGAATGGGTCGGTTTCGGCCCATTTCTTTTAAGGAAAAGTAAATGCGCCCACAAGAAGTAACACAAACTGGAACAGGTGCGACAGCATGGATTCCTGTAAATTATCGACAGTCTCCATTTAACATCGGTTTTGGGGCTGTTATTGTTAGTGGTACTGCCACTTACTCTGTTCAACATACCTTTGATGATGTGTTTGATGCCTCTGTAACTCCAGTAGCGTTTGACAATGCTAATGCTACCGCACAAACCACAAACGCAAATAGTAACTACATGTTTCCCGTCCGTGCCGTTCGTTTGAACGTAACAGCAGGCACGTCTCCTGTTGTTAGGCTCACTCTCCTACAAGGAGCCAATGCATGAACATTAAAGAATTTCTGGACTTTGTTGCGTTTATTAAAGACGTGGATAAATACGAAGCCCGTGTAAAAACACTTAAAGATGAAAATGATCGGCTAGAAGCCAACATCCGTCTGACTTCGGAAGTAGCTGAAGTTTCATACAATCGAGAACTTGCTGCAAAACTACATGAAGAAGCTAAACAAGTATTAGCAGACGCTAAAGTTGTTGCTGCTGAAACCAAAGCACGTTCCAAAACTGTCTATGAAAAGCGCCTAGAAGAAGTCGTAGCTCGTGAAGGTGCTGTTCGTGACGCATCAGAGCGCAACGCACTGGCCCTTAAAGAAGCTAAAGACTTGAATGAGCAGCTTAATGCTGCGCTACAAAAACAACTAGCTGTGCTGGATGCTAAAGAAGCTTCACTTGCTGAAGCTGAAAAAGAAGTGAAAGAACGTCTAGCAAAACTTAAATCAGTAATGGGTTAACTAATGTCTGTTTCATACGTACCCGGTGGTAGCGGCGGTGGTGGTGCCGGTGCTGCCACTGAAGTAACCCTAGCCACCATTGCAGCAGCCATTGATGCCCATGACGCCGTAGCTGCTGATGGTCATTCAGGTATGGTGGTGTTGGCTAAACGTCGAGATTCAGACGCATCCGCCATGGTGGCTGACGGAGATTTTGGATTCCTCAGTCTTGACGAAAACCAACGACTTAAAGTATCAAGCCAACCAGCGTCGTATGTAGACATCACTGGAGACATTACAGCAGTACAAGCAACTATTGGCACCCCAGTAGCTGGTGGTACAGTATCTGGTGATGTGTCCCGTGCTTCTAACGTAATGGCTTTTTGTACAGGTTCGTTTAACACAGTAAACTGTACGTTTGAGGGTTCTCTTGAATCAACTGGTGATACCAACTGGTTTGCTATCCAAGCAGTGCGTAGTAATGCAAACACCGTTGAATTGACCACTGGTAACCTGAGTGCCCAACCAGCCTATTCGTGGGAAATGAGCGTAAACGCTTTATCTCGTGTACGGGTACGCTGCACTGCACGTACTAGTGGCACACAAAGCTGGCGATTTAAGCAAGGTACTTACGCTACTGAACCAATCCCTGCCGCACAAGTTTCTGGAACACAACCAGTCAGTGGAACTGTTACAGCAACTGTTACTGGTGGTACTGTTTTACCAGTTACCCCAACAACCACATTTACTAACAGTACAGCAACTACAAACGCAGCATTTTTAAAAGCCAGTGCTGGTACTATATGGAGCATCACAGCATTTAATGCTAATGCTTCTCCACGATATGTTAAATTTTACAATTTAACCGCAGCACCCACCGTGGGAACATCTGTACCAGTATTAGTTGTTGCGGTTCCTGGAACCAGTACAGTAATGATCGGTGGTGGTTCAAACGGAATTCGATTCTCCACAGGCATTGCTATTGCCATTGTTACGGGTGCTGCTGATGCTGATGCCACTGCCGTAGCAGCTAACGAAATTAAAGTAGCAACAAGTTGGACATAACATGAGTGAAATTGAATTAGCTAAATGGGTCATTATGGCCGCTCTTGGTGGAGTAATCTATTTTATGAAGAAGACCCAGGATACCAACGAACATCGCATTGATGAACTAGAGCGGGCACAGCAAAAGATTAAAGACGACTACCTACACAAGAGTGAGTTTAAAGACTTCAAACTTGAATTGCGTGGTATGTTTGAAGAAATTAAAACAGACATTCGTAGCCTAAGACAGCCTCATGTATAAAAAGGGTCAATGGAACGCTATTTGTGACGCCTGTGGTTTTGAGTTTAAAAGCTCAGAACTACAAAAGCGTTGGGATGGTTTGATGGTTTGTTCAAAGGATTTTGAGC